AGAAGATTGACGCTCGTATGCGACAAATATTCCCCTCTGCATTTGGGGAGGTTGAGGTAGAAGTTGAGCCACGTAAGAAACAGACAAATGTGGTTGCTCCCGCAACGCGGAGCACAGCACCTAGAAAGATTAGGTTAACGCAATCACAGTTATCAGTTTCTAGAAGACTTGGACTTACTCCTGAACAGTACGCCAAACAGGTTGCAATAGAAATGAGGAAACAATAATGGCTACAAACAGAATCGACCGAGAACAAACAACTCGACAGAAAACTACTCGTAAAAGGCATTGGCAGCGACCAGAAACACTTCCATCGCCAGAGCCTGAAGCAGGGTATGCGTTTCGTTGGATACGTGTAAGTTCTCGTGGAAATGTTGATGCTACTAATGTCTCCTCTAAATTACGAGAAGGTTGGGAACCAGTGAAAGCGGTAGATCACCCTGAAATAACGCTCGTTGACATTGAACAAGAAAAGTTTAGAGACAACGTAGTTATTGGTGGTTTGTTACTTTGTAAAGCACCTATTGAGTTAGTTGAAGAACGTAATGAATATTACGAAACACAAACAAACTCGCAGATGCAATCAGTGGATAACAACCTTATGAGAGAAAGTGATCCTCGTATGCCTATATTTAATGATAGGAAGACAAAGATTTCTTTTGGAAATGGAACTTAACTACAGGAGTGTATAAGCGATGGCTTATCCCACTATTGCTGGCCCATACGGGTTAGTTCCGGTAAAAATGTTAAGCGGTGTACCTTTTGTTGGCCTTACTCGGCATTATTCTATTGCTAGTAATTATGGAACCAATATCTTTCATGGGGACGCTGTAAAACTTGTTACCGGAGGCACTGTTGAGCGTGATACGTTTGACGCTGCCATGACACCAATTGGTGTCTTTCTAGGTTGTACTTTTACAGACCCTAGTACAGAGCAAGTTACTTTTAAGCAGTATTATCCTGCTAGTACCGTTGCCTCTGATATTAAGGCTTACGTCGCTGATGGAACTGACATCCTTTTTAAGGCTGCGGTTGTATCTTCAGGCGAAACGATTGGCGATCTTGCTATTACTGATATTGGTGCTAACGTAGCTGGTGTGGATAACACTGGTAGCACTATTACTGGTAATTCTAAGAGCGCAATCTCTGACACCTCTGCAACAACAAATACACTGCCTTTCCGCATTGTAGCGTTGGTAGAGGAAACCAAGAACAGTTCTGGCGGTTTCACTGAAGCATATGTGAAGTGGAATGCTGGACATGCGTTCAATAACACAACCGGAATATAGGAGTAGTGTAAAATGGCAATTTCACGCGCCCAATTACTAAAAGAACTCCTCCCCGGACTGAACGCTCTGTTCGGATTGGAGTACGCCAAATACGGCGAAGAATCAAAAGAAATCTTTGAGTCGGAAACGTCTGATCGTTCTTTTGAAGAAGAGACTAAGCTGTCAGGTTTTTCTGCGGCACCTGTTAAAGACGAAGGCTCTGCCATCGAATATGACAATGCCCAAGAGACTTTCACGGCTCGGTACACTCACGAAACCATTGCAATGGGATTCTCTGTTACTGAAGAGGCGATTGAAGATAATCTTTATGACTCTCTATCAGCCAGATATACCAAAGCATTGGCTCGTGCTATGGCTTATACGAAGCAAGTTAAGGGCGCAGCCGTTCTTAATAACGCTTTCGCAGCAGGTACGACTTACGGTGACGGACAGACTCTCTGTTCTACTGCTCACCCGTTAGTCTCTGGTGGCACAAACTCAAACCGCCCAACTACAGCCGCTGACTTGAATGAGACTTCTTTAGAAGCCGCTATCATTCAAATTGCAGGTTGGACTGATGAGCGTGGTTTGTTAATCGCTGCTAGACCTACTAAGCTCGTAATCCCCTCTGACTTACAGTTTGTGGCAACACGACTGCTAGAAACAGAAGGTCGAGTAGGCACCGCAGACAATGACATCAATGCGATTCGTAACAATGGTGCGATTCCGGGTGGCTACACAGTTAACCATTATCTGACTGATACAGATGCTTGGTTCTTGATGACTGATGTACCTAACGGTCTGAAGCACTTTGTGCGAACTCCGATGGCAACGTCTATGGATGCTGACTTCGATACTGGGAACAGCCGATACAAGGCAAGAGAACGATACTCCTTTGGTGTATCTGATCCGCTTGGTATCTTTGGTTCACCCGGAGCGTAATAAAGAAGGGGGTGTAATAGCCCCCTTTTTTATGTAGTATAGAATATTCTATCCCTGACAGGTGCATACAGTACCTGACATTAGCCACGACAGGAGATACTCATGGCGAACACAACCTTTAACGGCCCCGTCCGTTCGGAGAATGGTTTTACAGTAGTTTCAAAGAACGCTACTACTGGCGCAATTACAGACGTAGCAAACATTGCTTCTACTGGAATCGTAACTGACAAGTATGTTAAGCATGTTGGTTTTGCAACTGGCGTAACAGTCAACACTACTGCTGGCGATAGCCCTGCTATTGGTGAGTTTACACAACCCGCTAACACTATCATTACAGACATTAAAATATTCTGTGATACTGCTCCTGTTATTGGAACGGGCGACATTGGTTATGAAGTAGGTACAAGCAGTTCGGGCGCACAGATTGTCGCTGCCCAGACAGACGAAATCCTAGATGGTGGAACAACTGTAGTTGTTGGGAACGTAACAATTACATCTTTGGTATTACAGACACAAGATGGAACTACGGCTCCTGCATCTGTTCAGTATACGTCTGCGGAAAGAACTATTTACTGCAACATTACTAACACAGTTGACGCGACCACTGCTGGATCGTTTACGTTTATCATTGAGTACACGCAAATAGCGTAACAAAGGAGGTAAATCACTATGGCCCTTAAAGGTTCAGGTAGTGATGTAACATCCAGCTTTATAACTGCTGCTGCCGCAGATCCAGACGGTATTTCTACAGCCGCTAGTATTAGTGGAGCCGCTAACTTAACTATTGGTGGCGCATTAGCTAGTGGGGGATCTGTTACTATGGATTCCCCTAGGAATGTCACCATACTTTCCGCATCTGATGATTCCGGTATTACTTTTACTGTTACTGGCACTGATGAGTCTAATGACGCTCAAACTGAAGCAATTACAGGGGCTGACTCTACCACTGCAACGGGGACTAAGTTCTTTAAGACAGTGACTCAGATAGCTACTTCTGGTTCTTCAGCGGGTAATGTTAGTGCGGGTTCTGGTGCTAGTTGTTGCGGTGTCATATCTGTTGCACGTTGTCGTCTACGAGGAATATACGTAGTAAACGGTAGTGGTGCAGCAACCATTGTATTCAGAGAAGGTTCTGGCACAGGTACGATAAAGATGCAGTTTGCTACGGTAGCAGGAGCGAGTACCAACTCTTATCCTGATGTACCAGATGACGGTCTTTTGTTTGCAGGTGGGGGGTTCGTTACGTTTACGGCTGTTACAGACTTAACAGCAATGACTAGTTTCTTCTCTTAGCATTATGAGAGCGTATTATAAGTCTGGAGGTAGTGTTTCAAAGTCTCCCGCTTGGACACGTAAGGAAGGCAAAAGTAAGTCTGGTGGGCTTAATAAAAAGGGTGTTGCTAGTTACCGTAAAGCAAATCCCGGCAGCAAGTTAAAAACCGCTGTTACCACTAAGCCTAGCAAACTGAAAAAAGGGTCTAAAGCAGCTAAACGCCGCAAGTCCTTTTGTGCCCGTATGTCCGGTATGAAGAAGCGTAACACTAGCGCAAAAACAGCAAATGATCCAAACAGTAGAATTAATAAAAGTCTACGTAAGTGGAATTGTTAAATGGCGTACCTACAATCGAACATACCTTACTTTAAGGCGTGGGTTCGTAGAGAGTATACAAAGAATATGGAGATGTACCACGGCGAGTTTCTTCACGCTATGGTGGTCGCTGTAACATGTATGCCTAGTAGGTGCTTGAGCTTTCAAGTTATCTTTACAGGTTGTGAGTCTGATGATGAGGGCGACCAAAATGTACACGGTGGAGCTATGTGGGCTAGATTACCTATTACAGCTTTAGTAGCAGATACTCCTTATGAAGAGTGGCCTCAACCGTTACCTACGTATCTAGCACAGCCTTGGGATTGTATGTCTCATCATCATTCTGTTTATAAAATAGAAAGAGCTTCTCCTGCTCCTTGGATAGCTAAAGTAGATGGTGAGTTTTACCCTGCAAAGTACTATTTCACCGTAGATTATACGGACAGTGAAGTGGCAGATGACCCTGCACAACATAAACAAAGCCACGTATTAGAACTGCTTGACGCAGGGGAGTATACGGGGAACATAGTAGCCTTACCTAACAATAGGGTAAGAGTAACTCACCCAGCGTGGTTTGAGATGGGAGAAGGTGCTCCCGACTTTAAACCAAATCAACATACCTATAATTCAAAAGAAGATGTAGGTTATGTGTGGGATACCGCTAGGGTATTTAATAACTTATATAGTGAGGGTAGTGATGAACAAGAAAAAAATGACTAAAAAAGGCTACTCTAAGGGTGGCATGATGAAGAAGAAAGGCTATTCTAAGGGTGGCATGATGAAGAAGAAAGGCTACGCTATGGGTGGCATTATGGGGGGTAAAACATCAAAATTCCCTGACCTTAACAAAGATGGCGAAGTTACACAGGCAGACATACTCCAAGGGCGTGGAGTAAAGAAGATGTCCAAAGGTGGTATGGCTAAGAAAGGCTACGCTATGGGCGGCATGATGAAGAAAGGTTATGCTAAAGGTGGGCCTACAAAGAAGAAAGGCGGTAAGAAAGGCGGTAAGGTTCGTGGTGTAGGTATCGCTAAAAAAGGTTTTCGTCCGGTTAAGATGAGGTAGTTATGAGGCGTTACTATAGTAGAGGGGGTAAAATTTGTGCCAAGGGTAAGTCTTGGGCGAAACGAACATTTGATACTTACCCCTCTGCTTACGCTAATATGGCTGCTAGTAAATACTGTAAAGACCCTAAATACGGTAAAGGTAAGAGTAAAAAGTAATGGGTGAGTTAAAAAAATGGCGGGATCAGAAGTGGGTACGTATAGGTACTGATGGGAAGATCAAAGGGGAGTGTGGTACTTCTAAAGATAAGAAGAACCCTGACCGTTGTTTACCCGCAGCCAAAGCAAAAAGTTTAAGTAAGAAGCAAAGGTCTAACACCGCTAAGAAAAAGAAACGTGAAGGTAGTAAAGGTAAGACTGTGGTTAAGAACACTAAAGCCGCAGAAGTTAAGTTTAGTGGTGGCGGTTTAGCTAGAAAACGCAGAAATCATAAAGGTTGCGGTGCTGTTATGGAAAACCGTAGAAAGAAGACTTTATACGTATAAGGAGTAAACAATGCAGTTATACCCGTTTCGTGGAACTAAAAATACTGGCAGCAGAACTAGAGCAGATGAGCGTAGTAAAAAACGCGCAGAAGAAGCTAAACGCCGACAGGAAAGAAATCGAAAACGTATGGCTGAAACAGGAAACGCGCCTACGCGAAAGTCTTCTCGCGGAAGAGTTAAACCTATGACGCGTTCGACAACTGAATCACTTAGAAAAAGCCGTGCTAGACGAAAGAGAGAAGAAGAAGCTAAAACTAAACCTACAGCAGCAATGTTGGCGATTCCACCTAAAGGTAATCCAAGTATGACCCCTGCGGCTACTGCAACAGCCAAACGGTCAGATGTTAAAAAAGCTCGTGAAGCTATGAGTGGCCCTAGCGCACGTCTTAGGCTACCTAACCCAAAGAACCCCCCTAAAGCTCCAAAAAGTGATTTAAAAAGTTCTGGTACTACTACCGCACCTAAAGGTGATATTAGGACTCCTACAGCGAGTATTGTAGGTGAGAAGTCTACTGGTGCGTCGGGAGCAAAAGATAACCCTAAAAGTGTTCTCGGGGGGCAAGAACGAGCAAAAAAACAAGGAAAAAAAGAAGGTACAGGTACTTTTATCGGTAAAGACGGACGGAAAAAAGCGGCTGTTACCAAAGAAGATTTAGAAAAATCTGGTTTATCTTTACGAGATTACCTCAATAAACAGAAAGGACTTACTCGTAGAAAAGATATGAAGGACGGAGGTTCTGTTAAAAAAACTACAAAAGCTAAGAAGACTAGTAAAGTTCGTGGCTCCGGTATCGCAATACGGGGTGTACGTCCCGCCAAAATGAGGTGATCTATGGGTAAACTTGAAGTTTTTCAAAATGGCGTGTTTTCCAATACTGGAGAACCTGTATTTCAAATAGGTACTAAACAGGAAGATGGCACTTATGTTACTGAAGTATTTGATCTTATGGGTAAGGGAGAAGCGGAAGCCAAGTTAAACGAGCTTCAACCTACGGCAGTCAAAAAGAAAGAGGTTCCTAAGAAAGAAGCGGTTAAGAAAGTCGCTCCTAAGAAAGCCGCTCCCAAGATTAAAGTTCCATCTACAACAGAGCTTAATAGAATGAGTAAGGACGAGCTTGAAGTAGAAATGCGTTCTCATGGTCTAGAACTAGATCGTCGTAAGAGTAAGAATGCTCTTGTTAAGCAAGCGGCAGCTTTTCTAAAGGGTAAGTAATTATGGCAACGTCAAACACTACCGCGTTCAATATGGATTTTACAGAAATCGCTGAAGAAGCGTGGGAACGTGCTGGACGAGACATGCGTTCTGGTTATGATTTAAGAACCGCCCGTAGGTCTATGAATTTACTTACTATAGAGTGGCAAAATCGTGGAATTAACCTATGGACGATAGAAGAAGGTAGCGTTAGTTTAGTCGATGGCACTGCTCAATATACACTTGATGCAGATACTATTGATTTACTTGAGCATGTTATACGAACTAATTCTGGTAATGCTAATACGCAATCAGATTTAACTATTAGCAGAATAAGTGTAAGCACATATTCATCCATACCAAATAAGTTATCTGAGGGAAGACCAATACAAATGTGGATAGATAGGCGCAGAGATGCACCTGTAGTTAATTTATGGCCCGTACCCGATAAAAACGACACTTACGTACTTAAATATTGGCGTATGCGGCGTATACAAGATGCGGGTAGTGGAGTAGAAACTCCAGATGTTAACTTTAGATTTTTACCTTGTTTAGTTGCTGGACTAGCTTATAACATTGCTTTAAAAGTACCGGAATTAATGGAAAGAGTACCAATGTTAAAAGCTGTCTACGAAGAGCAATTTGAACTTGCGGCAGCGGAAGACCGAGAAAAAGCACCTATTCGTTTTGTACCACGGGCGGGTAGAATTTAATAATGGGTAATCGGTTTGCTTCAGCCCGTAACGCTATTGCAATGTGTGATGTTTGTGGGTTTGAATACAAACTAAAAGAACTTAAAGATTTAGTTGAGAAGGGTAGAAATACTAACATAAAAGCATGTCCTGAATGTTGGAACCCAGATCAACCACAGCTTAAGTTAGGAGAATTTCCTGTAGATGATCCACAGGCAATTAGAAACCCAAGGCCAGATACAAGTCTTGGGGTATCTGGAAGTTATAGTAGCAGAGATTTACAGTGGGGTTGGGCACCTGTAGGGAATGGGAATGACCCGTTTGGGTTAACAGATAATAATTTAATCGGAACCGGAAGTGTAGGTTCTGTAACAATAACGACAACGTGAGGGTATGCTTATGTTATTTGAAGAGCCAAAAAAGAAGAAAAAGAAAAAGAAAACAGGTAGCACTAAAGGCGTTAAAGTACGTGGTACAGGAGCGGCTACTAAAGGTTTGTACGCAAGAGGGCCAATGGCGTAGTGTATGAACTACACAGAGTTAAAGGCTAATATACAGGACATCTGCGAAACTACTTTTACAGACGATGAACTTGCTATGTTTACTAAACAAGCAGAGCAAGGAATTTATAGTGCAGTAGAAATCCCTGCTTTACGTAGAAATGTAACAGCTACTTTAACAAGCGGTAATAAATACGTTACCCTACCTTCTGATTTTTTGTGGTCTTATTCTTTAGCAATAATAAGCTCTAGTGACTACATATACCTACTTAACAAAGACGTTAATTTTATTAGAGAAGCGTACCCTAACCCTGCAACTACAGGAATACCAAAGCATTATGCTTATTTTACGGATGCCTCTTTAATTGTAGGACCAACGCCTAATGCAGCGTTTGACGTAGAGTTTCATTATGGATATTACCCAGAAACTATTGTTACCGCAGGAACAACATGGTTAGGGGATGATTTCGATAGTGCATTGTTAAACGGTGCTTTAGTAGAAGCTATACGCTTTATGAAGGGTGAGGCAGATATGGTTAAGTTGTACCAAGACCTTTATACTCAAGCTATGTTTTTACTTCGCAATCTTGGTGCTGGAAAATTACGAGCAGATGCGTATCGTTCGGGTCAATATAGAATGGATGCTGTTTAAATGTTTGATATAGAGGTAAATACTTCTGTAGGATCTTTTGATGTGCAGACAACATCTGAAAGGGGGCATACTCCAGAAGAGTTGTCAGCTAATGCAGTTGCCAAGATAATCAGCATTGCTCAAGACGCAGATCCTGTTATCAAGCAGCAAGCAGAAGCGTTTCGAGATAGGATGTTTCATGTGATTGTACATACTTTAGAACAAGCTGTTAAAAGCGACCGAACAACACTTTACAATGAATTTAAAAAACAGGGTCACGACGATGTGGCTGAAATATTGAGGAAACTCTAATGGCAATTACTCAAGCAATGTGTACTTCTTTTAAGCAAGAGCTTCTTCAGGGAGTACATAACTTTACGAGCGGATCTGGTGGAGGAACTACTACTACAACGGGTTCTGGTAACGCATTCAAACTCGCTTTGTTTACAAGTAGCGCAAGTTTGGGGGCCGGGACTACCGCTTATAGTTCTTCTAACGAAGCAAGTGGCACAGGTTATTCCTCTGGAGGAACCGCGTTAACCAACGTAACACCTACGACATCTAGCACCACCGCGTTAACAGACTTTGCAGATATTACATTTTCTAGCTCCACTATCACTGCTAGAGGGGCGATGATTTATAACTCTTCTACAACGGCAGGGAGTGCAAATCGAGCGGTGTTAATTTTAAATTTTGGGTCAGACAAAGCATCTTCCAGTGGAGATTTCACTATTACTTTTCCTACCGCTGACGCAAGTAGCGCGATTATTCGGATTGCCTAAATATGGCTGATGTTAATGTTGTTTTTGAGGGCTGGGATAGCATTACCCAAGGTTGGGGAGACGGCACTTGGGGTAATGATGTAGGGTTTACTGCTCTTACCAGCGGTCAAGGCAGTGTTACGGTAAATGACGGTGGTGGGGTTACAGTATCTGCTTCTGGTGTTGCTGGAACTTCGGCTGTTGGGAGTGTTACATTTGTAGAAGGCGTAGGAGTTACAGTTACTCTTACTGGTGGGTCTGCTACAGCAACCGCAGGAAATACTTCAGAAAGTGCTGGTGGGGGTATATCAGTTGGCGTTACTGGGGTAGGAGCTACCGGAGATGTAAGTGGTGTTCTTATATGGGGGGTTGTTGATCCTACACAATCAATAAGCTGGGCTGCGGTTAATACATCACAATCAATAAGCTGGGCAACAGTTGATACATCGCAAACACTTACTTGGACAGATATAGCAGCTTAGAGGGCTAAAAAATGGCTACATACGTCAACAACCTACGACTAAAAGAAATCGCCACGGGTGATGAGTCAGGAACGTGGGGAACAAGCACAAATACCAACCTAGAACTGATTGGTCAGGCTCTAGGCTATGGCACTGAAGCAATAACAACTAACGCTGACACACATACCTCTACAGTAGGTGACGGTGCAGCGGATGAAGCAAGAGCGATATATCTCAAGTATACAGGCACTTTAGACTCTGCTTGCACTATTACTATTGGCCCGAACACAATGAAGCGTTTTCAGATTATAGAGAACGCAACGAGCGGTAGCCAGAGTATCATTATAAGCCAAGGCAGCGGAGCAAATGTCACCATAGGTACTGGTGCAGTTAAGGCAGTTTACTTAGACGGTGCTGGCTCTGGAGCCGCAGTATTAGATGCTTTGGTTGACCTTGACTTGACAGGAACAACAACCGCAGCGGCAGTTACTGCTTCTGGTGCGGTAACCGGGGGTACGGTAGTTGCAGGAAGTACCAGTGCTGGAACAACAGTTTCCGCAGGGGATATTGCGTTAAAGAACGGTGGTACTCAATCCACTGTTAAGTTTTACTGCGAATCTTCTAATGCTCACTACGCTCAGATACAGGCTCCCGCTCACTCTGCTTTCTCAGGAAACGTAACGCTTACTTTACCCGCAACGACTAGTACGATTGTTGGGGATAGCGCAACGCAAACGCTTACTAATAAAACGCTTACTTCGCCTAAAGTTAATGAAGACGTAGCAGTTACTTCAACAGCCACTGAAATAAATATTCTTGATGGAGTAACGTCTAGTACCGCAGAAATCAACATATTAGATGGGGTAACGTCTACTACCGCAGAAATCAACAAACTTGATGGAGTAACTGCGACTACCGCAGAGATAAACTACCTAGACATAGCTACCCTTGGTTTAAGCGCAGCAAGTAAAGCAGTTACCGCAGATGCCAACGGAGTTATAACGCTCGACAACGGTTTCAGCGAAGAGTACGCGGCAGTTACTTCTTCCTCAAATGCAGTATCGTTAGATTTGCAAACGGCTGGTAACTTTAGCCATGACTTAACGGAAAACACTACCATATCTTTTACCAATCCAGCAGCGTCTGGAAAGGTAAGCGGAGCAACACTTAGAATTATTCAAGGCTCTACAGCCAGAACCATAACGTGGAACTCAAGTATCAAGTGGGCTTCAGACACCGCGCCAACCCTATCAACCGCTAACGATGCTGTGGACGTTTTCGTCTTCTATACCGTGGACGGAGGGACGAACTACTACGGATTTACAGCAGGGCAGGTAATGTCTTAATGAGTACCGTTGCTAAGAAAATAATGATGGGCAGTGGTGCTATACCAGCACCATACGAGATAGATCAGTCCTTAATATTTGATAAGACAGATGCAGCGTCTTTAGTTCGTACTCCCAGCTCTGCTAGTAATCAAAGAACGTGGACTTGGAGCGGTTGGGTCAAAAGGTCAGAAACAAATGGAAGCCACATTTTTAGTATGTTTTCCGCTGATGGAAGTAGTGACAATTCTTACATTTGTTTTTATTTAGATGATATTTACATTAATGATTATGAAAATGGTGTTGGTAATAAATGGTTGTTAATAACAAACAGAAAATTTCGTGATTTTGGAGCTTGGTATCACATTGTTTTGGCAGTTGACACAACTCAAGCGACTGCTTCTAACCGTTTAAAACTTTATGTAAACGGAGTTCAAGAAACCTCTTTTTCAACCGAAACATACCCTGCTGAAAATTACGATGGCTTTGTGAACAGCACAATAGAACATCATGTCGGAACAGCTTATACCAGTGCGTCAACTTATAGTCTTGGTGGTCAATTGGCTGAAGTTCATTTTATTGATGGTACTGCCCTTGCTCCTAGCTCTTTTGGCAAAACTAACTCATCTACAGGTCAGTGGGTTCCAAAAGAATACAGCGGTAGCTACGGTACTAATGGCTTTTACTTAAAGTTTGTAAGCGGTGCTCTAGGCACAGATTCAAGCGGTGAAGGAAACAACTACACTGCGGCTAACCTTGCTGACGCTGACGTAGTAACCGACACGCCTACGAATAACTGCATGACGTTGAATCCGCTGGATACTGGATCTAGCACTCTCAGTCAAGGCAATTTGACACTTGTTACGTCAAATCACAGTGACACAAGCGGTACAATGCGTCTTCCGAATACCGGCAAATGGTACTGGGAGGTAACGTGTACAACGGTAGGTGCGGCTTATTTTGGAATTTATAAGACTAGCTATACACAAGATTCTGGAAGCTGGGTGACTGGTTCACAAATCACATTAATTGCCAATACAGGACAAAAATTTACTCAAGGGTCATCAGCCGCAACGTACATGAGCGGAGCAGTAAGCAATGGCGATGTTGTTGGCGTAGCTGTTGATTGTGACAATGGGAAAATCTTTTTTGCAGACAGTAACACATGGGGAGACTCAGGAAACCCAGCAACAGGATCAAACCCCGCTGGAACTTTCACTGCTAGTGATGGCTGGAAGCCCGGATTTTATGGGCCGGGAAGTCCAAATGCTATTAACCTTTCTTTAAACTTTGGTCAAAAAACTTTTTCTTACACGCCTCCATCAGGGTTTAGTGCCTTAACAGTTTCTAATCTTTCAGACCCAGCTATTGCTCTTCCTTCAGCACATTTTAACACAGTAACTTATACAGGTAATGGCAGCACTCAATCAATCTCTGGAGTAGGTCATCAACCTGATTGGGTTTGGATTAAAAATAGATCAGCGGCAGATAACAACAAACTAACAGACGCTGTTAGAGGGGTGACTAACGAAATAGAATCTAATTCAGATGATGCTGAAGCAACTAACGCAGACGGATTAACCGCTTTTGATTCTGATGGTTTTTCTCTAGGCGATGATAATGAATACAACACAAATACCGAAAATTATGTTTCTTGGAATTGGAAAGGCAATGGAGCAGGGTCTTCAAATACAGACGGCTCAATAAACACAACAAAAACCAGTGCAAATACTACGGCTGGATTCAGTATATCAACTTACACAGGGACAGGTAGTGCTGCAACAATAGGTCATGGGCTAGGAGTAGCTCCTGAGTTAGTCATAGTAAAAAATAGAGGCGTAGCTGATCCTTGGGCTGTTTTGTCAATGGCTGGTTCTGATGAAACAGATTATTTGGTTTTGAGTACAACCGCAGCAGTAGCGGATGACTCTACTTATTGGAATGACACCGCTCCAACGTCCTCTGTATTTTCAATTGGAACAGCACATAATGTAAACGCTAGTTCAGAAACATATGTTGCTTATTGTTTTGCCTCAAAAGACGCTTATAGTTCTATAGGTTCGTACACCGGAAACGGAGCTGCGGATGGCCCAATGATTTTAACGGGTTTTCGTCCAGCTTGGCTATTAGTAAAAAGAACTGATGCTACGAATAACTGGGTTATCTACGATGTGAAAAGAAACACATTTAATGCTATTGACAAAACAATTTATACAGATACTTCTGCGGCAGAAGGTTCTTACAGCGGAGGAGACATTCTTTCAAACGGATTCAAAATTAGATACACGGGAGGAATGTTGAACACCGATGGTGGAACTTATCTTTACATGGCTTTTGCAGAGTCACCGTTTAAAACAGCTAACGCCCGATAACACAGGAGAATAATATGTTTGCAAAGATTAAAGACGGGGCGATTGAAGCGACAGGTACGCTCAAGCAGTTGTTCCCCAACACTTCATTTCCAGCGGGAGTAGCTGATAACGATTTTAAGACTGAGAATGGCCTACAAGATATCGTTAACGCAGAACAAAAAGACCGTAAGTATTATTACGTCACACAAGGCGACATAGCTCTTGTAGACGGCGTAGCGACTCAACAGTTTACTAATACTGCAATGCGGCTTGAAGATGAAGATGCTAAAGACGCTGATGGTAACCAGTTGTATGTGCAAGTTTTTGATGCAAGCGCGAATGGTGGCGAAGGCGGGATGGTTAACACTAGCGAGAAGCGTATTAATCGTGGACTCAAGTACACTATGAACGCTCAAGTCAAGTCTCAAGCCAACAGCGCACTAGCTAGTACTGATTGGATGGTTATCAGAAAGGCAGAACGAGATGTAGCGATACCTGATGCAACTGTTACTTATAGAGCGGC